GCTCAGTTGATGGGGACCGGCTGCGACCTCCTCCGGGAAGTGGCTGTTACGGAGGAATGCCATCTGCTGCACGCCCGCCTGGGCGATGACCTGGACGACCTCCCCCAGGTCGATGCTGGAGGTCCAGAGCATGTCCTCCTCCATCCACAGGACCCACTCCACCGGGAGGGACCTCGCCTCGTTCCAGGCGCGGGCGATGGCGGGCCCATGCCCCAGGTGTGGGTGTGCGTCGATGGTCGCCTCGGGGTAGGTCGCCCGCAGCCATTCGGCCATGTCCGGGTCGCCGGAGTCGTCACAGATGAGGGTCGCCACCGGGGCCGGGGCCACGAACTCCCGAACGGACTTCATCATGTCCTGGAGGTGCGAACGGCGTCCATTCGCCGTGACGACCAGCCCGACCCGTACTTGACCTGGGACACCTGACTGGACCTTTGCGGTCCGCTCGGACAGGAGTAGCCGCATCTTCTGGCGGTTGCGGGTCCTGACGTATTGCTGCCCCAGGCGGCGGTTCGCTAGGAACTGGGGGTCGCTGGTGTTCCGGTCCGACGAGATTGGGTGCCAGAGGTGGAACACCTGACCCTTCGTCTGGGTCAGGCCCCGGATGACCCGGCAGGCATGGGCAAAGGCGGTGTCCTCCCAGCCCCATCCGACGAACCGCTCATCGTATCCCCCGACCGCTTCGTACAGGGACCTGGGGACGATGGCGAGGCCTCCCTCGGGGACGTTGGAGGGGAGCGTCTTGCCGCCTTGGAGAGGGCCCCCGGCGAGAACGGCAGCCGTCTCCTCCTCGCTCAGTTGGGTGTAGTCCTGGTAGGGCCGGACGAACCGCTGCGTCTTATGGGCTCGCTCGACCCCGGACCGGATGACCTCGGCGTCTGCCGGGACCGTATCGGCATCAGCGAAGATGGCAACGTCCCAGGTCCCCGCAGCCTGCGCTGCTCGGTTCCGGGCGGCTGCGGCATTGAAGCGACCAGGGCCGGGGTCCTCCCCCACGTGGACCTCGTACCCCAGGGAGCGCCACCACTCCTCGACGTATGCCCAGGCCCTGTCCCGGTGTCCCCCATCGGCGCGGCGGGGGACCAGGACGACCGTGCGCGGTGCATAGGTGGAGTTGGTGGAGGCCCAGAAGTGTTCGCAATAGGGGGCCTCCCGACCAGGGACCGGGCGACCGCTGGCCGTCTTGGGGTAGAACGTCCGCGCCGGGAGGACGCGGCTGTCACAGCACCTGTGGTGGACGAGGAACGCAGCCGTGAGGAGGGTGCCCCCCGTGGTATCCCAGGGCGGGTCGTAGGTCCTCAGGTTGTAGAGGAGGTCCAGGGCCGTCCCGACGACATGGCCCCTGGGCTCGGACCCGATGGTGCCATTCGCCACTCGACCAGGGAGCGAGGCGACCGGCTCGTACGCGGCGAAGGCGTCGGCCTCCATGAACGGGGCCCCATCGAACGAGCGGAGGGGCTTGGAGTCGATGTCCACGTAGACGCCCCCGACCTCCTGGAGGATGGCGAGCCGTGCGATGTCAGCGGCCCCGTGCCAGCATTGGGCCTCCAGGCGCTCGCGCCATGCGCCTTTCGGGAGGTTCCTCAGGGACTCGATGGTGTCCTCTGACCAGAGGAACTGCTCCCAGTCTGGGTGCATGTCCCTCCAGGCCCCCAGCCATTCGTCCGGGACATCTCGGGGGCCGAGCCAGATGTGGTGCAGGACCTTCGGAACGCTCACGGTGCCCACTCGTAGAGGTAGTTCGCAGCCCGGATGGCAGACGCCACGGCTTCGTGCTTCGGCAGTTTCAGCGGAGGGAGAGTCATAGGAGCCGGACTTCCTTCCCTTCGTCCAGGAGGGCGATGACCGCGCCCAGGTCAGCCGGAGACAGCCGCCGCGCACCGTCTGACCGGTAGGCCCATCCCTCGGGCATAGCGGCCCGTGGTGACAGAGCCAGGGAGCGCAGGGCCCATCCGGGACCGGCAGGCCTGACGTAGGGCCCCTCCTCAGGGGCGACAAGGTACTCGTGCATCCGCTCCCCGCCCCTGGACCCGATGGACTGCTGCTGGACCCCAGGGGCCACGGCCTCGGCAAGGTCGGCCATCGTGGAGGCCGGAGCGGCAGGGATGAGGACTTCCCCAGGTTCCAACTCGAGACTGCCGAACACCAGACCAACGGCGTCGTCCAGGGTCAGCCAGTAGCGGGTCATCTCGGGGAAGGTCACGGTGATGGGGCCCCCGGCTTCGGCCTGCTTGCGCCACAGGGGGATGACGGAGCCGTTGGAGGCGAGGACGTTCCCATACCGGACGAGGTGGAAGTCGGTGCCCCGGCCCTCCATGGCGAAGGCCTGCCACAGGCGCTCCATGAGGGCCTTGCTCTGACCATAGGCGGATACCGGCGTGGTCGCCTTATCGGTGGAGATGCCGACGACCTCCGGTACGTGGGCCTCCAGGGCTGCCAGGGCCACGTTGAGTGACCCGTATACGTTCGTCTCGACCAGTTCCTTCGTCTGCCTCTCGGCCTCCGGCACACGCTTGAGGGCAGCCGCGTGGATGACCAGGGACGCCCCCCGGAAGGTGTGGGCCAAGTAGGCCCGGTCCCGGATGTCTCCGATGACGTACCGGTGCCAGGGCCACCGCTCGCGCATACGGGCCTGCTTGGCTTCGTCCCGGCTGTAGACCACGAACTCGGTGTCCCACCGCTCGCGCTCGGCGGTGGCGATGATGTGGGTGCCCAGGGAACCGGTGCCCCCGGTGATAACGACCCTCCCCGCGCTCATCACGAAGCGACGGCCTCGGTAGCGACCGGACCGATGGTGTACCCCCCTGCCGGCACAGCGGAGGTCAGCCGCGTCGTGTTGGGGACCGAGGGCCGGAGGAGGGACTTCCAGGCGTTGTAACGGAGGTCCTTCTGTGCGCCGAAGTCGGTCTGCGCCGAGAAGCCCCCGGCACTCTCGGCCGCGTAGGCGCTGGCGTTGACCTGGAGCCGGACCAGGAGGAGGACGGCCCGCTTGACTTCATCCTCGTCGTCTGGGGTGTAGGTGACCTCTACCTGTCCGGTCCAGGCGTCGGAGGAGGAGGGGACCACATCACTCCAGCCTCGGAGGGAGGCGCTGGAGTAGGCCCCGTCATCGTCCTCGATGCTGACGGCTGAGGTGTGGCGGGTCAGGCGCAGGACCTCATCGCCGTCCTCGGGGACGAAGAACTGAGTCCGCTCGCCGGTCAGGGGCCCGACCTTGCGGGTGAGCCATGACTCCTCGCGGTCGATGACGTCCTGTAGGTCAGCGTCGGAGAGCGAGGTCGTGATGAGGGCGCGGGCCTCATCTACGGACAAGACGGACATGCGTTCCTCCCGGTATGAAGTGGGGGCCCGCTAAGGGGCCCCCAGGTGTCCCGCTCTTACGAGCCGGGGTCCTCAGTCAGGACCGCGAACGGGAAGCGGCTGGAGGCCGTCTCCTGGACTCGGTTGACAGGGTTGGCGACCGCGAACGCGACACGCATGGTGGCGCGGAGCGCGATGGCGTCCTGCTGCATGAGGTTCAGTTGCACGTCACCGGAGCCGTCTGAGATGACGCCCTCGGTGAAGATGCGGTAGTTGATGTCCTGGCGGACACCAAGGATGGCGGCGTTGCGGTCGCCCACAATCATCGCGTAGGTGTCATCCCAGGCACCGTTGCTCACGTACCGGAGGTCGTTGCCGTAGATGGCGTCGATGCCGTCGGTCGTGAGGGCCTGGGCGAAGATGGGCTTGTCATCGGTAGCGCGGAGGCTGCGAAGCCGACCACGGATGTTGCGCCGCGCATAGGCGACGTTCACATCGAAGCCGTCGTCCTCCACCTTCTGCATGGCGTTGCTGATGTCAACGTCCAGAAGGTCCCCGGACACGGTGCCGATGATGTACTCGTTGTCTGCGCTGATAGCGTCGGTAACGATGTCATCCGGCCACGCGGTCGGAGCGTTGGTGCCGAACAGCGTGGCGGCGTCAATCTTCTGACCGAACGCCTCCGCGATACGCGGCGTAATCTCGGCCCACAGGTCGATGGTGCTGTCCGCGACCACGGCCTCCGGGATAGGGATGATGACCGCCAACTCGCGGGCATACAGGGTGACGTTCTCCCAGTTCTGCTCGCTCGTCTGCTTGAGGCCGGTGTCGCTCTCCCCGACCCAGTAGGCGGAAGGGAGGACGGACAGCACCGGCACCTCGGTCTGGGCGCGTGGCATCGTCACGCGGCGGAAGGTCCCCAGGGCCACGCTGGAGTACGTCATGGAGTCGATGACCCCAGACGCATACTCGACCGGGATGAGCCCGGCTGCGTCGGTCCTGCTGACCAGGGAGTCGTAGGTCGCCATGGGGCGAGCCTCCTCTCAGGGCTTAGCCGCTCACGCCTGCGGCGCGTCGGATGATGTCGTTCATGTCGTTGCCCTTGGCGGCTGAGGCCCCTCGCTTCCCGCCCCCGAAGTCGGGCGCGGAGATGAGGTAGTCGTTGTCCTTGGCGATGGCTTCCAGGAGAGCGCCGACGTTGGACGGTTCCCCATCCTTGTCCCGCTCGACCTTTGACTGGTCCAGGAGCCGGTAGGCGATGTCCGGGTTACGGAAGCCCAGGCGGGTCGCTTCGGTGACCGATGCTAGACGCAGGGACTGCTCCTGCGTCTTTCGCTCACGCTCCGCTAGCGTGGACTCCAGGCCTGACAGTTTCGCCGTCAACTTCTCGACCTCGGACTTCTCGCCCTCGGACTTCTGAGCCTCGGCTTCCTCGCGCTTGCGCTTCTCCTCGCGGTAGGAGTGGTTGTCCTTCTCCAGCGCGGCGATGCGCGAACGCAGGGCCTCTACGGTGTCCTCGCCTCCCTGGGTCGCGCCCTGCGCGGTTCCCTGGTCGTCAGAGGTGGCCCCCTGGGCCTGCTCCGTGGCCGCTCCCTGAGCGGTCGCGTCGCCCGTTTCGCTCGTCATGTTGTCCTATCCCTCCGGTGGTGTCAACGGCTCGTCCTGCCCGTCCTGGGCTGGTGCCGGTTCTGTCTGGGGGGTCGGGGGTTCCTCGGGCTCGTCCACCTCGGGATAGCCCAGGGACACCCGGCCCTCGTTGCGGTCGATGAGCCCCGCGTCGAACGCCTTGACGGTCGCATCGGTACGGGCTGCATCGTTCCTCGTCTCGGGGTCGCGCCAGTTGGTCACCGCCTCCTGGTCGCGCGCCCTGGTATCGCCCGACGCGATGAGCGCAAGTCGCATGACCTGTTCCCATCCCTCCCCGAAGTGGATGAGTTGCGTGCGGACCTTGGAGATGAGTCCGGCCTCGCTCGACTTGAGCGACTCGCCGGATGGCGGCACAGCCTGGGGCTGCCCCAGGAGGTAGTGATACGGCATCCGTGAGATAGACGCCATGGCCCCGACCTCGGACTCAATCATCGCCTGATATGGCCCCAGGTCGGTCTGTGAGAACTCCCCGAACTTCGTCTCCGTGGGGCTGGGGTCCTCGGGGTCAGGGGGCGGCACGACCCACAACCGGTCAACCGCCGACTTGAACGGCTCGATAGGGTGCCCCGTCTCGGGGTCCTCGGGGATGTCGAGCCCGGTCGCCCACCGCTGCCGGAACGCTCCGAACTCGGCGGCGATGAGGGCGTCGGCCCTGTACTTGTTGATGGCGTCCTGGTTGGACATCACCGGGCCCACCTCGGACTTCCCCTGGCCGTTGAGCCGGGGCCGGTTCACGAGAGGGATGAGGGGGACCTCGCCCAGGTCGTTCCGCTGGGGGAAGGGAAGCCCAGGCAGCGGTGCCAGGGTCATGCCCTCCTGTACCTGGGTCCTGGACCATCGCTGCGTCGAGCGGAGCGCATACACGGCGTCCGGGAGGTACAGGAACACGACGAGGTGGCCCTCCAGGTCCACGTACCGCTTGAGGCCTGCCAGTTGGCGCGACGGGTCCTGGGGGTCCGGGAACGTGATGGTGTCGTAAGCGTCCTCGACGGTGATGAGAGGGGCCTGCCCCAGGGGCCGGGGATTGACGAGGACATAGGCGATGGACTTGACCAGGGCCTCCGTATGGGCCATCTGTGAGCGGCTGTCCATCTTCGCCTTCTGCCAAAGGCTCCAGGCCCGAGCGTTCCGACGCTTGGAACCGAAGTCGAAGTTCGTGACCTCCATGCGCTCCCTGGTGCCGTCCACGACGAGCGAGCAGAAGTTGGAGGTGAACGCCCGGAACCGGCCCCCGAACGCCTCCCGGAACTTCTCGGAGGCGAAGGCGAGCGGCTGGTTCCCCTCGTAGTAGTCATCCCAGGTACGGAGGATGAGGGAGCGGGTGTCTAGGTCCTGGAGGAGGCGACGGAGCCACCACGCAGCCGTCCCCGTCTCGGCCTTCTCCATGAACGCGGAGTTGTAGACCGGAGGGGCCACGTACTGGTACGACCCCTGGGGGAGGGAGGAGTCTAGGGGCCCGACCTGGACCGTGGACTCGACCCGGCCCGATAGGACATCCTGCATCGTCATCTCAGAAGCCTCGTGGTGTTCGTCCCTTGCGGACGTATGGCTTGGGCGGGTCAACGTTGGCGACCTGGACGGCCATGACCAGAGCGATAGCGGAGGTGTTGAGCCGCGTCTTTCCCTTGACGACCATCATGCCTCGTTCCGTCAGTCGGGCCTCCGAGTCATCGACATGCTTGGCGAGGAGGGCATCCCCGTCATGCACCAGTCTGCCAGAGGTCACCAAGTCGTACGTCATCGTGGACGCAGGGCCCATCGTACTCGCCGTCTGCCCCATCGTCACCATGTTTAGCCCCTCGGACTCCAGGACCTCGGCTGACTCCCGGAAGTTGTAGGGGTCGAACGCGAACGCAGGGCCGGGGAGGAGGCGCTTCGTCTTTGGGTCCCGGACCATCGCAGCCGGGAACCGACCGTAGAGGTATCGGGCCTCCTCCAGCATCTCCGGGATGGCGATGCGGTCGCCCATGTGAGGCCGGAAGTGCCGGACCCGGACGACCACGCCATCGTCTCGCCGCTGTGCAACGACGAAGGCGGCC